AAGATATAGTATTTAATAAAACAGAATCAGTATTTACATTTCCTAACAAAAGTACTATATCAATCGAGGGTACAGATGACGAATTAAAAGTGCATGGTTATCATTCGGACTACCTTTGGTTTAATGAGTTCTACAAAATGCCTAAATCAACTTTCGACCAATTAGATATGCGTTGTAGTGATACTGTTTTCATGGATTACAACCCAGTAGGTAAGTTATGGAGCGATGACCTAGTAAAACAAGACAACGCAATATTAATACACTCTACGTTTAAAGATAATCCTTTCGTACCATTAGAGCAAAAGAAAAAGATATTGTCTTACGAGCCAACTGAATACAATAAACAACAAGCTACAGCGGATGCTTATATGTGGAGCGTTTACGGATTAGGATTAAAAGCCGAAAAACCTAACCGTATCTTTAAAGGTTGGAAAACGTTAAATGAACACGATTTTAACAAACTACCTTATCAAATATACAGGGGTTTAGACTACGGTCTTTCTGCTAAAACAGCATTAGTTTGCATGAAGTTCGACGGTGATGAAAACTATTTCTTTAAAGAGGAATTGTATAAGCCAATGAACGAAATGAAAGGAAGTTTGGCAGATGAGTTTAACAATTTAGGTATCGAAAAACACATCGAAATCATTTGCGATAGTGGGAATGAAATAAACAAGTCAGAGGGTGTTAAATTACGTAATGCAGGTTATAATATAATATTTGCTAAAAAAGGAGCTGGCTCGATTAGTTCAGGTATTGAAACAATGCAAAAGAGTAAAATACATTATACTAAAGAATCAGTTAATATAGAGCAAGAATATGAGCAGTACTCATGGAAAATTTGGCAAGGTATCCAAATGGACGTACCAGAGGAAAACGGTGACGATCATATTTTAGATGCAATGAAGTATGTAATATCATGGCATACGAAAGTATTTAGATTAAGTTAACTAACTATTAAACAAGTATATTATGAGAATGGGTAAAAATTATATTGAATTATGTAGTAACTATTATGCTAATCCGCATTCAAATTGGTTATGTAAGCTAACTGGATTAATAACTATTGAATTATCGCTATGTTTTGGATTTAGTTACCATAAAGTATATTATGATGGGTATCATTATAATTTAAGATTAGGATTTATTTGTATTAATTGGGAGAGATAAAATAAATTACGCTAATAACGTAATTTGTAACGAAATAAATATTATATTTGCTTTTATTAACAATGTTGTGAAACATCGTATTTATGGGTTTATTCAATTTATGGGGTAAAAATACTATTGTGGAGAGAAACCGCGAGGGTATGTTTACCTATTCTTTTTTAGAAAATAACGGGTTTACAAACTCTACAAAGTACCTCGATTATTCCTTAAACAATCCTATCTTATTAGCGATCATAAGCCTACGTTGTAAGGTGTATTCTCAAATGAAGATAACACACTTAGACAAGTCAGGCAAGCCGATAGAGAATAGCGATGTATTAAAACTACTTAGACAACCAAATTACTTTCAATCACAAGAGGACTTTCTATTCCAGCAAATGTGGTTTTTATCTGCTATTGGAACTAATTTAACTTATCAAGTAAAAGCCTTAAGTAGTGCAAGCGCCTTATACAACTTACTACCAAGCGAGATAGACTTAAACAAAACACATAAAGTAAAGTCTTTTATATACACCAAAGCAGAACTTAAAGCATACGGCGAAAGAAAACTAAAATATACTTTAAATGGTCAGCCGTTTGATATTGCTTTAAAAGACCTTATACCTACCTACGATTTAGCGAATGGTTTGACTTGTGACTCTTTAATGAGTTCGCCAAGTCGATTAGCTGGTATATCCAAAACTATCGAGAATATAGAAGAAAATCTTTTAGCTAAGAACGTCAATCTTAAGATGTCGCAAAAGTATCTAATGGCTTCGCAAGGCGATGGAAATGAGGCACAGATACAACAAGTAGATAGAAACGATATTACACGCAAAATAAGCCAAAAATCTTTATTAATTACCAACGCAAACATAAAAGCGCAACACTTAGTTAGTGATATGAAAAAGCTATTTTTAGACGAACAGTTTTCTAATGATGCTTTAACGTGTTTAAATGCATTTGATATGTCTAAAGACGTATTGAATTACTTTTCTAATGGTTCAAGTACCTACGAGAACAAAGACAAGGCAATGTTAAACTATTTGCAAAATTCAATCCAACCCGATGCCAACAATACTATGAACTCTTTTGCTAGTGCATTTGGGTTAATCGATAATGGGGAAAGTTTAAAAGCGTCTTTCGATCATTTGCCAGTTATGCAGTTAGTTACTAAAGCAAAGATTGAAACCTTACAATTATACATTAATACTTTGGCTAATATCTACACACCCGAAGAAACTAAAAAGATGGTAGAGGAATTTAAAGAAACATTAGGATTATGAAAGCAATACTAAAAGATTTTACACCCGAAGAAAAGAAAGCATTTATAGAGAAGATAAGAGCTGAAAAAGCAAAAGAGGTACAAGACAATAAAATAGTTAAGAAATGATAGTAGTAAAAGAGTTTCCAGATAAAGAGTTTGCGACTAAAGAGGAATTATTTAAGGCATTAAGAGAAAACAAATCTACTCTTATAGCTCAAAAGAAAATGATTACTAAAGAAGCGGATTCTATTATTGGTTATGTAGAAGTTAAGACTGATAAAAACGAAGCTATCAAAGCGGATTCTGTTAATACAAATGATATTAATAAGATCCAAGCTAAGTTGGTTATCAATACTACTAACATTATGGATAGTCACTCTGACGTGCATTTAAAAGGTATTTGGAATAAGACAGTTAAAGAACAAAAGAACCTGCTTTTACTTCAAGAACATCAAATGAAGTTTAATTCTATCATATCGGATAAAGTAACAGCAAAAGTAGAAAGCCACAAATGGAAAGATTTAGGTTTTGATTTTGAAGGAGAAACCGAAGCATTAGTATTTAATGTTGAAATAGACAAAGATAGAAACGATTTCATGTTTAACCAATACGCTAAAGGCTACGTTAAAGAGCATAGTGTCGGAATGCGTTACGTAAAGATTGAATTAGCAGTTAACTCTGATTCAAAGTATGACGCAGAAGAAAAGGCTATTTGGGATAAATACATAGATGAAATCGTAAACAAAGAAGCAGCCGAAGAACAAAGCTATTTTTGGGCAGTTTCAGAAGCAAAAGCAATAGAAGGAAGCGCAGTAGTCAAAGGGTCAAACTTTGCTACTCCTACAATATCAATTGAAGCCGTTAAAGACACTTCAAGCGAAAACAAAGACGAGCCGACAATAGTCACTCAAACAACGATCAAAAGAAGAAGAAACATTTAATTTAAAAACACAAAAGTATGTTCAAGTACAAAACAGATGCAGAAGTTCAGGCAATGACCGAACAAGAAGCAAACGATTACGCAGTAGCTAAAAGAGAGTTTGAAGCTAAAGCAAACAAAGAAGCTATTGATTCAGCAGTTAAAGGAGCTAAAGAAGCACTAGAGAAAGAATTAAACAAAGCTAACGAAGATGTTAAAGAGTTAGCATTAAAAGTAACGCAATTGGAAACAAAAGGGTCTGAGGTTATTAAAGACGATTTTAAAGTTGAATTTGAGGCTAACAAAGAGGCTATCAAAAACATCGTTGCAGGTCAAAGAGGTGAAATCGAATTAAAAGCAATTACCAACAGAGCTAGTATTTCAGGAAACACACTAGCTTATGTATTACCAGAGATTGGTCAATTAGGAGTTAAAGCACGTGCATTGTATGATGTATTGCCTAAAATTTCTATATCAAACAAAGCAAACGACAACGGAATTATTAAGTATCACGATTGGGATGAAGCTACAACAGCAAGAGCCACAGCAATGGTTGCTGAGGGGGCGGTTTTTCCAGAGTCTACTGCTAAATTCATTGAGCGTACTATTCCTATTCGTAAAATCGGTGATACTTTAGTAGTTACTGAAGAATTTGGAGAGGATTCTGATGCTGCAAACGCTGAGTTAAACAGATTCTTAGATATAAACGTAAACACTTTTATTGATGCTCAAATCATTAACGGACTTGGTACAGGTGAAACTCTAACAGGTTTACTAGCTAGCGCACCTGATTATGTACCTGCTGCAAGTGGTATTGCTGCTGCAAACATTAAAGATTTAGTTCGTAAAATGCGTACTGCAATCGTTAAAAATAGAGGTTCTAAATACTCGCCAGATGTTGTAGTTATGAACTCTGATACTTTCGATAGATATTACTTAGCAAAAGACTTAGATAACAACTATTTGTTTGATACAGTTAACGGAACTATTGCTGGTTTAGCAGTTGTTGAAGATAACAATATGCCAGACAATCAATTGGTAGTAGGAGACAGACGTTTTGCAACTATCTATGAAAAATCAGGTATTGTATTAACAGAAGGCTTGGTAAATGCACAATTCACTAGCGATGCTAAAACAATCAAAGCACGTAAAAGAATGGCAATGTTAATTAGAGTAGTAGATCAAACAGGTTTCTTGCATTGTATAAACGTTACTACTGCATTGACAACGTTACAATCAGTACCAGTATAGTATGATTGAAGTGGAGTTTACAAAAGACTACGCTACTTATAAAAAGGGAAGTATTGCTAAGTTCAATTTGGACTTAGCATACCAACTTATAGCAGTTGAAAAGGTCGCTAAAAAGAAAGAAGTAAAAGAGATTAAATCAAAAAAATAATACAAAATGCAAATAGTAGATAAATCATTCTTTAGTAACTTAAATTACCTACATATTCCTTTGAGCGTAAACGATCCGAGTGGTAGTGTTACGCCTAGCAATGCAAGTGAATTAGATAATTTATGTATCAAATTAGAGCGTGAAATTCTATTAAATGCACTTGGTTTAAGTCTTTACAACGAAGTAAAAGCATTAACGGAAGTTACAATTAATGAGCCTGCAAATGACAAGTTTAAAAAACTGATTCAAGGTGATGAATACGATGATAAGATTTGGTTAGGATTGGATAACACCGATTCATTAATAGCTAATTACGTTTATCAAGATTTTCTAACCCAAACAGATATTAGACTTTCAGCAACAGGAGCAAAAAAAGTAAATCCTGAAAATGCAACCAATCAAACACCAGCTTATTTAATAGCAGCAGCATCTCAAAACTTTATCAAACAGTATCAAGGGGAATATTTACAAGAGCCTTTTATCTATGGTAATTTTATTGACTATTACGGATGCAATGATATAGAAAAAAGCCTTTATGGTTATTTGATGGATAAAAAAGCAGATTTTCCAAATTGGAACGCTGATAAATTCAAGGTGTACGAGTCTAAAAATAGCTTTGGGATATGATAGTATTTGAGGAAAAGTTTAGGGAGTTAATCAGTTTATTACCCAATTTAGAAGTAGAGAATGGGTCTTTTCCTATTCGATATGATTGGGGTACGTTAGACGTATTAAACAAATTCCTTATACTGCCAGAGAATGTATCTAAATATCCTTTAATATGGCTAATAACAGGCAAAGATACAGAGGATTACATTAGTAAAACAGTTACAAGAAAAGCACGCTTTGTAATAGCAACACGTTCCAACGATGTGGATCAATTCAATCAAACGCAATACCAAACAGATTTTAAAAATATTCTTATTCCCGTTTACAGTAACCTAGTTACTTTATTAGAGAGAAGCGGTATAACTACGATAATAAATCAAGAAATTGAAAAGGAGTTAATACCTAACTATTCACTAAACAACAACGGAAAAGGATTAATTACTATTTGGAACGCTATTGTAGTAGATACAGAGATACAGATAAATGGAAAACGTTGTATAACACAAAATATTAAATTTTAATAATATGGCTGAAAAAACGGATTACGAAATCAGTGTTGAACACTGGATAAAAGAACAAGAAAACTTAATTGAATTGATAGAGCATAACATTCAATATCTTGAAAAAGAAGTTGAGTTAAAAATAAAGTCACTTGAAATAAGTAGAGATTCTTTAATTCACGAAAGGCAGTCATTAAAAAATTATTTAAATACAGATAAATAATGGCAGAAAATAAAGAAATAAAACAAGCACCATTTAAAAGCTATTTAGTGCTTCAAGATTTTACCCTAGATAAAAGTTATACTAGGAGCGAAAAGATAGAGTTAAACAATTCTAAACTAGCGCAATCATTAATTAAACAGAAATACATAAAATAATATGGCATTAATAGATCAAATTGACAAACTAGCCTGCGGAGCTGGTGATGCATTAGGTACAGGGCAACAAGCCTGCCCAATTGATTGGGATAGAATCTCAACGCTTAAACTTACGCCAAGAGGTCAAGTTTCCACAGAAACAGATAGTTTAGAGAGCGTAAGAGAGGCTCAACAATTAGGTAAAGCGGTTATTATTAATAACATTGATAGACTAGCTTTAGTACCGCAAGAGGTATCAATCGATACTACAGAGGGAAGCGGTAAAAAGACTGTTAACGGTGAATTGCCGTATGAGTATGAACTAATGTTTAAAGCACAAGGTTTGAACTTTTGGAAGGCTATGCGTTCTTTAGATTCATCAGGTGTTTATGACGTTACTTTTTATGATGTAGAAGGTAATGAGTTCTTTACTAAGTCTAAAATGGGAGCGCCTAAAGGTTTTGGTTCTTACTTAATCAAAACAGGACAGTACAAAGGTAAAGAGGGTAACACACCAGCAGAATTTAAAACAATGATTCAGCTAGCAGATTATAAAGAAATGGAGCGTATGGCTTACATTTCAGCGGATGAGTTGGATTATTCAGCACAAAGCGACCTAGAAGGAGTTAACCAAGTTTCTTTAGTTGCTTCGCCTTTAGCTAGTGCTGCTACTTCTTTAGTAGTATCAACTACTTTACTAGATAGAACGCACTTTGTAGATGGATTGGTAGTAACTAATTTTAGAGTTAAAAAAGATGGTGTTTTAGTTACAGTTTCAGCAGTTACAGCCGATTCAAATGCTAATACGTACGCTTTAACTATTCCTGCTGCAAGTGCTGGTACTTATACAGTAGAATTGTATGATAATGTACTAACTGCATCGATTATCAAAGTCTCAACAGGATTATTGTTTAAATCTAATGTTGCATCGGTAATAGTTACATAATTAATTTAAAAAGAAGGGAGATTAAAACCGTTATAGAAATATAGCGGTTTTTTTTACGTTAATAAATTAAAACTTTAGCAATCAAATGTTAAGGTTTTTTTGTATCTTTGATTTATGACAATTGATGTTTATTTAAAGAACGCTAACTTAGTTCGTAATTCATTGCAAGATGAAACGGAGCGTATTTTATTGTCTAAAGAAAACGAAATAGTTAATCTAAACATTAAGCAAATTGA